TAAATGACTTCTTTGGCGGTAGCAATATTGCAGGCAGAGAGGGCTATCGCACAGGCCAGCTAGTAGATACTGCGGTAGGAGCGATGGACTTCATTCCCGGTGTAGGCGATGCGATGGGCGTAGGAGATTTGCGTCAGTCTATTGGCTCTGGTGACTTGATCGGCACGGCAGTGGACACTACAGCTTTGGCTGCTGGGATGATTCCTGTTGTCGGTGATGCTGCTGCAAAGGTTATTAAAAAGATAGGCGATGAGCCTTTACGCGGCGCTCCACGGATGCCTCCGCTATCGAATGCTCAACGTACTCAGCTTGGAGCTTCAACGCTTCCGAGTTATCAAAAAGCTAGAAATGTGCTTGGCGAGGGCAGAACTCTGGATTTTGGGGCCGGAAGAGGTCAAGGGGCGTCAGAGATTGGGGCAGACACTTTTGAACCATATCCGCGAGAGGGATTCAGCCCAACATATTCCAGCGCAGCAGATATTCCAGATGAATCGTACGAGAACCTAACATCTCTTAATGTGCTTAACGTAATGCCCAGAGATGTCAGGGATCAGGCGGTTGCTGATATTGGCAGGGTTTTGGCTCCCGGAGGCAGAGCTGTTGTCACCACTCGCGGCAGAGACGTGTTGAACGCAAAAGGCACTCCGGGTAGAGAGCCTATGTCGATAATCACTACTGCAGACACTTATCAGAAGGGTTTTAGTCAGCCAGAGCTTAGGGATTATATGCAGGCTCAATTAGGTGAAGGCTTTACCATAAGAAACCTGCCAGAGAAGATAGGTCAAGCTGGCGTGTTGATAGAGAAAACAGCGTCTCCTACAGCCCTATACAGTGGCGGCAGAACAGGCATTGCCACTGCCTCTGCATTGCGTAATGAGCTTGAGCGTCAATTTGGTGGACCTATCCCAGAGATAGGTAGAGATTCAACTTTGTTAGGGCGCGTTGGGGACGTAAGAAGGGTTAATGAAATGGATGTGGAGATGAGCGCTCCACAACTTACCAGTTTTCCTCTCGCAAGAGCCGAAGATCTCATAGATCGCGCATACATGACGGGCATAACAGATACGAGTAGGCCCGGGTTAGAAAGAGTTACAGCAGTCAATGGTGTGCCAGTAGACAGCCTGCAGCGTGGCGGTTTTGGGTTCGGCATGCAGCCAAACAACATCGATAGAGGTATTGCGTTTGCATCTGCCGAGAACGCTGTCAGGGCGCAGCTAAACAGGGCAAGACAGGCACAGTCTCTTAGTGGTAGGCCGGGAGTAATATTTGCTCCGCACGGAATGGTAGGGCCAAGCCCTGACTTTGCAACGATGTCAACTGACATCGCGGTGCCATACGCGCAGCGCGTTTTAAGCCAATCTGATAAGAACATTTTAGATAAGAGAATACGAGAGGGCACGGACAGCAAGGCTGCACTGATACCGGACTTTCCGGGGATAGACAGGGCAACACCAGAATATCTGTCCAGCATAGGCGGTAAGAGAAAATCTATTTTGCAGGCGCTTGATGAAAAAGGGCCACAGGAAGCTGGGGCTTTGAGTAGGTCACAAATCAGAGCAATCGTTACCGAGCCATCTGAAGTGGATGCACCATTTGGGCAGGTCAATGCGTTCTACGAGCTGAACCCAGATTATTATGCGGGCACAAATCCTTTAGATCCTGTCATGAGTGATCACCCGTCTTATGCGTTTGCGTTATCTGGGAGGCCCATAGGTCTGGCTAGAGAGGGTTTTAGTATCTTTGATCTTGACCCTAGCATATTCGGCGTAGACAAGCGTCCCGCGGCTAATTTTATGGATTTGCTAGCTCAAAGAAGAGCGGCTGCAGAGCAAAGCCTGTCCGACATGCGCCTAAAGGGTGCAGATAGCGAAGAGCTTGGCAAGGCGTCAGGGAAGCTTAAAGGATACGATTTCCCCGGGCTTTATGGTGATGGCAATTATGGATCAAGCGTACAGGGCATGATAAAGGCTGGCGGTCAGGGAAGGATCACTCAGGAGATGGTAGATGACCTTCTCAGGAGAGGGCTGATAATAGACTAAAAACATTGCAAAACCACAATATGTGGTATAGTTAGGCTACAGCGAACTCCACGCTTACTTGGAGGCACGGAACGTCACCGTTTATTTGACGGCATTTATGGAAGGTAAGATGGAACCAGAAGATACGCTCGATGAGGCTGAAATAGAGCTTGAAGAGGTAGAAACTGAAGATCAGGAAACTGATTCCGACTCATCTACGGATACTGAAGAGGTTCAGGACAAACAAACCGATCCTGATTGGCGTCAGGTACGGGCCAGATTTGACCCGGTGCAGCAAGAGGCATACAAACGTGGCATAGATGAAAAGGTCTTTAAGCTCAGGGAAAAAGAGCGAGAGGCCGAAGAGCTAAAGCAGCGTTTGCAGTTACTTGAGCAGCAGATGCCAAAACAGGAAAGGCCAAACGTGCCGAAGGAGCCAGACCCGTATGCCCTGAGTGATCAGGAGTATCAGCAACAGCTCCGAATGCGCGATGAAGCCATAGCTAGACAGGCTGCATTTGATGCACAGCAGCGCTTCCAACAACAGGAAGCACAGCGTTTGCAACAAGAGCAGCTAATGAAACAGCAGGAGGCTTTGAACGAGAAGGTATCTACCTACTCGCAGCGAGCTGTCCAGCTTGGTATTACGAATGAAGAGTTACAGGCAGCGGGTAATTCCGTTGCTGCGTTTGGCATCTCGGATGATGTAGTCAACTATATTTTAGAGGACGATCTGGGACCAGCTATAACAAAGTACCTCAGTCAGAACGTAACCGAGCTAGACACCATCCGGTCTATGAGTCCGGCGCAAGCTGCGGTGAGGATAGCAACTCATGTACGAGAAAAGGCTGCTGCATTGAAACCTAAAGTAAATGCCGCTCCTGATCCGGTTAATCAGCCAGCAAAAGCTGGTGTTGCGCCTAAAGCGCGAGGACCGAAGGGGGCAATGTTTGAATGAATGAGGTGATCCGAAAATGGCTAATAATCTTAATAGCAATATTACCCGGAAAGTGGCCCGTGTCTTTTTAGAGGCATTCGAGTCCAGCCGGGTTGTAACTAAAACCGTAGACACTCAACTCCTGAGTGGCAAATTCAACCCATCAAGCGGTAGTAATGTAGACTTCAAGCGTCCACACGACTACAACTCCATCCGCACTTCTGGCGGTGACATTTCATCGTCTACCAAGTCCGACATCATTGCTGGTAAAGCAACTGGTACTGTCCAGAACTACTTCACCGTAGCCACTGAGTGGGGCAACGTAGAAGAAGCTCTGGAACTAGATCAGTTAGAGCAAATCCTTAACCCAATGGCCCGAAGAATCGTAACCGATTTGGAGATTGACCTTGCAGGCTTTATGCTCAAGAACGCATCTCTGAAGTATGGTGCGCACGGTCAGGCTGTTGATGCTTGGGGCGATGTTGCTGGTGCTGGCGCACTGATGGACTCAATCGGTGTGCCTGCTGCGGCAGAACGCTACTACCTGATGAATCCTTTCACAACTAGCGCACTTGCTAACGTACAGCAAGGTCTGAATGCTTCAGACCAGTTGGTTCGCACAGCGTGGGAGAACGCACAAGTATCGCAGAACTTTGGCGGTATGCGAGCGCTGACTTCTAACGCTCTGTCGAGCTTTACTGCTGGTACAGGTGCTGACCGTGCAGGTACTCTGTCTGCGGCTCCTGACGCAACTTACGTCACAGCAAAAGACACTATGACTCAGACTATTGCCGTTACTGCTCTCCAAGCAAATATGGTAGTTAAGGCTGGTGACATGATCACAATCGCTGATGTGAACCGTCTGAACCTAGACACTCGCACTGCGATGATTGACGCTTCTGGCGCTAACGTGCCTTGGACAGGCGTTGTGACTGCTGACGTAACTCTTGGCTCTTCAGGTGAAGGCAACATCGTTGTTGCTGGCCCTGCGATCTATGAGGCTAATGGTCAGTACAACACTGTAGACGCTGCACCTGCCAACGGTGCTGTAGTTACTGTACTCAGTGCTTCAGCTACTCTGTATCAGCCAAACTTGTTCTTCACGAAGCAAGCATTTGGAATGGGCACCGTGAAGCTGCCTAAGCTGTACTCTACTGACACTATTGCGACTACCGAAGATGGTATGAGCATCCGAGTTAGTAAGTACGCAGATGGTGATGCCAACACCCAGAAGATTCGTTTTGACTTGTTGCCTGCATACGCAACATTCAATCCGTTTATGGCTGGTCAAGGCTTCGGCGTAGCATAACTCTCCATTGAGATTGAGGGAGCTTCGGCTCCCTGTTTTTTATGCCAAAACCGAGAAAAGGCAAAGCTAAAGTCAAGGTCACTAAAAGTGGCAAGCGAGTCTCCTACGGGCAGGCTGGCGAAGCTAAGGGAGGTGGTCCTAGAGTTAAGCCGGGTACAAGTAAGGGTGATTCTTATTGTGCCCGGTCTCTTGGCATCAAGAAAAGATTGCCAAAAGAGAAGCAAAACGATCCCAATACTCCTAACAACTTGAGTCGCAAGCGCTGGAAATGCAAAGGTGCTAAGTCGATGAAAAGCAAAGGTGCTAAGTATGAGTGACGGTCTCTATTCCAACATCCACAAGAAGCGGAGAAGGATAAAGCGGCAAAGAGCGCAGGGCAGAACACCTGAGCGCATGAGATCGCCGGGAAGCGCTGGAGCGCCTACTGCTGGCGCATTCCGACAGAGTGCGCGTACTGCTAAGAAGAAAGGACCAACATACGAATAATGGCTACTGTCGCGCA